AGAATGGATCCGTCATGGGTGGGCAATTAAGACAGCAGGAAATGTAGTCGATTATAATCATATATTAAGAGACCAATTAGAAGTAAGTAGGATTTTAAGTTATGCAGATATTGGTTATGATAGTTATAATGCAACACAATATACAATAAATGCTGAAGAGTCGGGATTACCAATGGCCAGATATTCACAGACATTATCTAGTTTCAATGGGCCAACTAAATTTATACAAATGCTAATATTATCTGGAAAATGCATAATAGATTCTAACCCTGCTATTGATTGGATGTTCTGTAACGTTGAACTTATCAGAGACTGTAATGATAATGTGAAACCATATAAAGCAAACGGAGATAAAAACGCAAAAATTGATGGTATTATAGCAATGTGCGAAAGTTTGGGAACATATTTAGCAAGTAATTATTATGAGCCGCAGGCTTGGATTTTAAATTAATAAAGTACTATATTATATTATAGTTTGTAATATTGACCAACTGAGTAGATTGCAACGAAAGGTTGGTCTTTTTTATACAAACTATTATACAAACTATAAAAATATTATTACAAACTATAATTATGATTAATATTAATAATGCGAAACTATATTGTTGTGAAGATATAAGTCTTATAGAAAATTATGAAGCAGCTATTAATAGTAGCCATGTTTATGATTGTCACCATAGATTAGATACTGATTTAGGGTTAACAAAAACAGAATTAATTGAACAAAATTTATATTATAATAGACCCGCATCAGAACTAATATATTTAACACATGCAGAACATACAATTTTACATATGACAGGTAGCAAACGTTCAGAAGAAACAAAAAGTTTATTAAGTAAACAGAAGAAGAAATTTTATGAAGACCCTACCGAAAGACAAAAAGCTAGAGAAGCTCAGAAGAAGCGTTGGTTAGATCCTAAAGAACATGAAAAACATCGCGCTCGCATGAACACACTTGCAGCTAAAGCAAATAATTCAGCAGCACAGAAGAAACGTTATGAAGACCCTGTTGAAAGACAAAAAACTAGAGAAGCTGCTATTGGAAAGAATCTAAATAAACGTCATATGTCTAATGGAGTTGATCATGTTTTTATTAATCCAGATAAAATTGATTATTATTTAGAAAGAGGGTATCATTTTGGAATGAAATAAATTACTATTTTATTCTAAATATATTATCATAAATACATTATGTCATGGTTTAGTAAACATAAAGAACAACGCAGTGAAGAACAACCACATAAGGAGATAGTTCAAAGTGCTTGTGATGACGTGAATGGTGGAGTAGGATTGCTAGCCAAAATACTTAATTTAAGTGAGTATGGGCCAATGAAGCAGAGTGCATTCTTTGCAGCAGTCTCTCTTATTAGTAACGCAATAGCACAAATGCCTTGGACACTTAAGTCTTTTAATGCGGATGACGAACCTGATAATCGTTTCATTACTGATTTGTTTATTAATAACAACCTTACACAGTTCACAATCATACAGAATATGATTAAAGACTGTTTACTTCATGGAAATGGGTTCTGCTGGATAAAAAGAGATAAAACAGGTAAGCCTATTTCATTAAAATACCTTCCATTTGGGGAGTGTAATATATATTATAACAAAGTAAATGATGTTTTGCTTTATCAATGTCCAAGAATATCATCATCAATGATTGAGCCTATTAATATTATTCATCTTAGAATGATAACAAAAGATGGTATTAATGGTATATCAATTATTGATTATGCAAATTCAACTATTAAGCTTGCAGGCGCATCAGAAAAGCAAGCAGCAGAATATTTCAACTCAGGTCTTACAGTAAAAGGTGTTTTGAGTTCTGAATCTCCACGTTTGACCAAAGACCAAAGAGAAGGAATCCGTACAGCTTGGACAGAGTCACAGCTTGGTAACGGTGTTGGAATCCCAGTATTAGAAGCAGGTCTTAAATATCAACCAATATCTTCTAATTCTAAAGATGCTGAATTACTTGAAAGTCGTGCATATTCAGTTTTAGAAATCGCAAGATTCTTCCAAATTTCTCCGATACTTTTGGGTGATTTGTCTAAGTCAAGTTATAACAGTGTTGAGCAATCAGAATTACAATTCGTACTTAATACATTAGCACCTTATATTACAATGCTTGAACAGGAGCTCAACTCAAAGTTAATTATGCCATCACAACGTTATAAGTATTACATCGACATAATGGAAGAACATATTATCAAGCAAGACAAACAAAGTCAAGCAAATTATTTGAATACATTAGTAAATTCTGGCATTATAACCAGAAATGAAGCGAGAAAAGCTTTAGGTTACCCAGAAATGGAAGGTGCTGATGATTTAACAGTATCATTTACTGATATTAATCAAAATAAGGTTAACCAAAATAATCAAGACAAAAATACAGACGAAAACGAAGATGAACAAGAATAATTTAGAAATACGTAACAACGGTATTGTAATTGAACGTAGTTATGATGATTCTAGACATGTTGAAGGCTATGCAGTAGTATTTGAGTCACAATCAGAAGATTTAGGTTTCTTTGAAACGATTGACCGTGGTGCAATAACACAAGAATTAGTAGATAATTCAGATGTGTTTGCTTTGCTTAATCATGATGATGAGAAAGTATTAGCACGTTCAAAAAATGGTGTTGGTTCATTGAAACTTACAGTCGATGATAGAGGTCTTAAATATGAATTTGATGCAGCAGAAACTCAATTAGGCAATGACTTACTTGAATATCTTAAACGTGGAGAGATTACTACATCATCATTTGCCTTTGCTTTAGACTATAATGATCCTGAAGCTGAAACATGGGAAAGAAAGAATGGTGCTAATTATAGAACTATTCACAAGATTGCTTATTTACATGATGTTTCTCCTGTTTGGAATGCAGCATATTCAGCAACTTCAGTATCTCAACGTTCTTTAGACAAGTGCAAAGAACTAGAAGAAAAAGAAGCAGAAGAGAAACGAGCAGAGAAAGAAGAACACGATAAAGCAATATTAGAATCTCTCAATGATAAATTAGCTCAGATAGAAGCAATTAGACAAGAATTTGGTGTCTAAAAAATTACTATATTTTATAAAAATAATATTCTAATACTATGAACAGCGTAGAAATTAGATCTCGTATCGGTGAAATTTCAGAACGTATGAAGCAAATTGTTGAACTTTGCAAGACAGAAGTTCGTGAAATGACTGATGAAGAATCAACTGAATTCAAGGCATTAAGAGAAGAAATCGATGAAAAGAAAGAAGAACTTAAGGCACTTGAAGAAAAATTAGCACAGTATCAAAGAGAACTTCCTGATGAAGAAGAGGAAGAACCTGAAAAAGAAGAAAAAAATAGCAAAAGAAATAAGAAAATGAAAAACACATCTTTAATTAAAGAAATACGTAACGCAATTAACGAAAACAAGAAATCATTCGTTATTAACGCAGAAACTCGTACTATGACTGTACAAACACAAGGTACAGGTGAAAGTGCAGTACCTGGCGTACATGATGAAGTTATCGAAACTGAAATACAAGGTATCTTAGAACCACTTTATGCTAATTCAGTATTGAGTCAATTAGGTGCACGTTGGTATACAGGTCTTCCAAAAGGCGACATCCAAGTTCCTGTAATGGGTAAAGGACAAGTTGGCTGGGAAGGTGAAATTGACGAAGCTGGTGCAACTGGCAACACATTCACAACTGTTAAGCTTTCTCCAAAACGTCTTACTGCTTATGTAGATATCTCTAAGCAATTGATTGCACAAGACACAATTGGTGTTGAAGCTGCTATCCGCAGAGATATTGTAAATGCATTGAATGACAAACTTCAAGCAACTGTTCTTGGTGCTGCTGCAGGTGATGCAGAAAAGCCAGCTGGTATCTTCTATGGTGCAACAGAAACAAACGTTGATACATATGCACAACTTTGCACATTTGAAGCAGGTCTTGACGATGCAAACATCAACGGTCAAAAGAAATACTTAATGGGTAACACTGCAAAGGCTACATTCCGTTCAATGATTAAGGGTACTAATGCTACAGGCATGGTTCTTGAAGCTAATCAAATTGACGGTACTCCAATGATTAATACTTCTAGTGTTTCTACTAAGAAATTTGCTTATGGTGACTTCAATTACTTAGCACTTGCTTCTTGGAGTGACGTTGAAATCACAGTAGATCCATACACACAAGCAACAAAGGGTTGCATACGTTTAGTTATCAATGCTTACTTTGATGCTAAGATCTTACGTCCAGAAGCATTCAAATTTGGTAGTGTAGATTGAATTACAAGTTCAGCGGAAATCGTAACAGAACCATAAATCATTTTGATTTATGTTTCGCTCATTATAGATTTTCAATCAACTCGGGGAGTGGAGAATATGACTCCATTTCCCTTTTTTAATTATATTAGAATTACAAAATGCAATATCTCACATTAGAAGAAATCAAAAAGCAACTTAATGTTGATCAAGATTATACTGGTGACGATGAATTTTTAACATTACTTGGAGAATCAGCAGAAGATATGGTAGAACAGTTAATTGACTGTGATCTACAAGAGTTATATGCAGAAAGGGGTGAAATGCCTGCATCTATACAACATGCGATGCGTATGTTAGTCGATTGGATGTATAGTCAACAAAGAGGTAGTTCAAGTGAAGCAATTGAGATACCACAAGCAATATTCACTATATTAAAATTATACAGAAACTTTAGATAATGAATTCAGCACTTTTAAAACATAACATAGAAATTTATAATTTAGTTACAACAAAGACCCAATATGGCACAATTAAGACAGAATATGTAAAGAGTACTGAAACACGTGCACACATAATATTCAATTCTGAAAATCAAGTAGTTTCTGAGGGTGAGATATTTTATCCAATAAATCGCACTTTCGTTGTAAGAAGTTATATAACAATATTTGAAACATGTCGTATCAAATGGGATAATAAGTGGTGGAAAATTCTATCTATCAACAAGAATGACTATTATGGCAACATCGAAGTTGTAACAACATTAGTAAACGAATGATATGGATGGTATATATTTCAAGATAAGTGGATCATTTAAGGGCAACTTTGATGAAATAGCAAAAGAGATGCCTAACATAGAAAAACGTGCACTCTATCGGGGCGCCTATTTTTTACGCGAAAAAATTAGACAGTCATTAGTTTCAGCTGTACCTAAAGCAACGCAGAGAAACCCAAAGTATAACGATACATTAGTAGATGCAGTAGGTTTCT